ATATTTTAACTAATTGGAACAACTGGAACAAAAAGAGGATAGGGATGGAGGATGGTGCCTGGTCGGCCAAGAGGGCGCTCCTTCGTCGCTAGTGGCTCGCTTCGCTCGACGATTATCATAAACAGCTGGAACGGGTCGGCTTGCGCCTAGTGGTGATGGTGCTGGGACGGGCTTCGCCCTAAGGTGACTATGGGATAGTAGTTATATACCTGGACAAAAAATGTATAACTAGTAAAACTCACACTGCTGACAGCTGAACATATTTCTGAAAAAGTAGGATAGAATAAAAAAAAAATGAAAAAGTTTTATATATATAAGAATCAATTATCAATACAACTGACAACACCATTTACATAAGTTTTATAATCTGAATGAGGAGCCTCGGATGAAGACATTGGCATGGATATAACTGAAATACAATAGCGATACATCTGGTCTTCTGGAGTATTATCGTCACCAAACTTAGCTTTCTGGAAATGGCCTAAAGACAAACGAATATCTCTAGATGAAGTATAACCCTTATTGACGTTGAATGGATCTGTGGAACCTAAAGCGGATAGAGTCTCGGGAGCAAGAACAAACTTCATATCTTTAACCACCTGATAATTACGCTTATTTACGAGCCAAGTATTAAAGTCCATAGTGCGCTGAGCAACTGGAGAAATTGTATTAAAGCCAACTGAATCCCCGGTCTGAGAAATGAAAAGATTATCGCAAGGGTTACCACCACCGGAAACATTATAAAGATTACGTCTCTCCTTATACACAACAACCCTAAATTTACAAGGACCATGACGGGACGAAGCATTCATAGCAACACGGAGGTTTAAGGCGGTTTTCTTTAAGTAGATATATTGACCATTACGTTGAGCAGCACCCGAACCAAGGGGCCAAACAAAACCATTAAGATTATTAAAAGCAGCACTGCCTGAAGGACCAACCCAAGCTGATGGTGCCGTGCCTAGACAAAAGTTAGTGAAAAAAACAGGACCAAGTGTAGGAGCCACCTCAACAGGAGAAGGAGTAATCGCATTCTGCGGGGTAAGTGCCTGTATCTTCGTCTCAGATATATTTTTAAGAACACGAGTAACTGCCCGGGTCTGTCTGTAGGTCTTACGGCCGGATGGAAAACGGGATGGAAGAGCTTTGGCGGTTCGTCGCTTCGCTGGAGTTGTTGCCTTGCGGCCTGAGGTTTTCTTGCGGGGAAAAAATTTGCGAAACGCCATGAGTATAATACAGGATAAAGAAAAAAATCTAAAGTAATATATAACAATGAACCCAATAGCAGTATACGAATTCACATTAAAAAAACAGGATAAACAAAATGAAAATGAAATTATTAAAATATTATACCCAACAATAGTAAAGAAGATTAGTTTCCAATTAGAGAAAAGTGATGAGGGATATGAACACTATCAAGGGAGGATATCTCTGGTAAAAAAAAGAAGGATGAAAGAGACACTAGACGTTTTAAAACCACACTTCCCTGACATACATATAAGCCCAACCTGTAACAACGGACTAACCGAAAACTTCTATACAACAAAAGAGGATACTAGGATAGATGGGCCCTGGACGGAAAAATCATATGTATATGTGCCTAGACAAATCAGAGAAATAGTGGATCTAAAACCATGGCAAAAATCTGTGGTGCTCCTTAGCAGGATATGGGATACAAGAACAATAAATATAATAGTGGATACTGAAGGAAATATAGGAAAAAGCACTCTAACAACATATATGGGGATACACAATCTAGCAAAACAAATACCTTTCTGTAATGATTATAAGGACGTGCTCCGGATGGTTTGTGATATGCCGACTAGCGGATGCTTCATAATTGACATGCCAAGGGCGATTAGAAAAGAAAAATTATACCAAATGTATTCAGCCATAGAAACCATAAAATCCGGATACGCCTATGACGAAAGGTATCACTTTAAGGACAAGTATTTTGACTGCCCGTGTATCTGGGTGTTTACAAATATTATACCGGATGAAACACTATTAAGTAGGGACAGATGGAGAAAGTGGGAAATCATAAATGAAGAACTAAAAAAATTCGACCCACTAATGATGCGTTAAAATGGCGGCAAGCCTGTAATACTA